GTATTGAGTTGGGATCACCTTTGTACTTAGCAAGGTTCTTTGGTTTCCATGATCCAGAATATGTTTTTTTCATACAACTATTTATACAAATCGTTATAAATAACTATATAACAAACCAAAGGAACAACTATGAGTGAAGCTGATCAAATGGCCCATATGGATGCTACTGGCAATCCACCCACAGGATACAATCCAAATAAAAGATATAATAACGGTACATGGTCTAAAAACCAACAACTAGAACATTGGAAATATCCAGAGACAGTGGGCAATGACACTTACGTAGACAATATAAACTTTAATAGTCATCAAAGTAGTGAATACGCTGTTCAACGCATGGATGAAATATCTGAAACTACTAGTGAACCATTTATGATGTTTGAATTTTTAACTATAGATGAAGCAGCTGCTCAAGAAAAAATAGCTGTTGGAAATAGAACTATTAAGAAAGTATTAGGTTGGGCTGGATTATTTAGAGATGAACAAACTGGTCAAGATTTAGAAGCTGAGGCACATGGATTTAGTGAATACGAAATAGCATCTGGAGTTGGTAGTCAACGTTTAGGAGAAGCGAGAGAAGCTAAAGCAGGTGATGAACTTAAAAATTTCAATACTAGAAGCTTTATAGAAAACTTAGATAGGGTCGCAGAAAGAAATTATACAGGTTCAATTGCATTATATATGCCCACTGATATTCAAGTTAATGATACTATGATGTATAATGAAGATACTAGAAAGCTGGGAGCTGCAATTACAGGATTAATGGGTGGCGGTAATGACACTGAAATTTTTAACTGGACCGTATTATCTGATCCTGCTGTTCTTGCTACTGCTGGTGCAGCTGTTAGTAAATTAAGTGGACTTGCTACATTACTTACAGGCGGTATAGGTGCAATTGCTCAAAAAGAATTACAAAGAAACACCGGTAAAGTTATGAATCCAAATGAGTTATTAAGATATGCGCAAACAGCATTAAGAACATTCACATTTAATTGGATAATATTACCAGACAATGCATATGAATCTGACCAAGCAGCAGGATTAATTAGATTTTTTAGAAAGTCTGCTCATGCTAAGAGAACAAGTTCGACACTAGTTACTGTACCAGATCATGTTGTAACTTCATTTCATGGGGCTAAAGATATGATTCAGTTACCACCATGTTTTATTGAGAGTGTTAATGTTACTTATAATCCAAATGTATCTTCATTCTTTAAAAGAAATAATGCGCCAGTAGAAATTGGATTAAGTATAACGATTAAAGAAATAGTTCCAATATACGCAGCAGACATAGACAGGGGATATTAATATGTATTTTAGTGCAATAAGAAATGTATCAATTGATGTAGATGGATCTGGCAATTTAGATCTATTAAAAAATTTATCAGCCAAAGCAGTATTCAGTGATGAATTACTTAGTAACGCAGGATATTATCAAACAGTAGAAATTATAGATGGTGAAAGACCAGATCTTTTAAGCCAACGATTATATGGTTCACCAGGTTATCACTGGACATTTCTATTACTTAATCCTCAAATAAAAAATATATGGGATGACTGGCCAATGTCTGCTTCTCAGCTTATAGAATACTGTACAAATAAATATCGATACCTTGCTGCTGATACTGATACAGATCTTAATAACAAATTCTTGCTTGGTGAAACAGTAACAGGTTCTGTATCTGGTGCAACAGGTATTATAAAAGAAATTCATGTTAATATGGGTTATGTTGTTATAGAGAAAACAGCAGGAACATTTACTGAGACTGGCGAAACTATTCAAGGTCTTACTTCTACAGATGCTGCAGTTGCTAATTTTATTAAGTCACAAGCTTACGCACCTCATCATCATATTGATGGTTCTAGTAATTGGGTAAAGCGTGCAGCTGCTGGAACAACTGCGTATAGCTATATTGATTATGAGTCAGCTATAACTGAGCAAAATAGACAACTTAAAGTTATTAAGACTGAGCATATAATGACAGTAGTAAATAAACTTAGAAAAGTTATGGGTTAATTATGTTAAACCTACAAGATTTAAAAGTTCATATATTTAATACTGATATAGCTGCAATGGTTCTATCAATGACAATGTATGAAACTATAAAAGGAAGTGTTAGAGGAAGCATGACCATTAAAGCTGGTGTAAACTTTATGGATACTTTTATGACTAAGTATCAAGCTCCTTTACGTATTGAATGGCAATACATGAGTTATCTATGGACTAATCATTTCTATACTAATGGAATAGAAAGAGTAGAATTAGATAAAGACAGTAAACAATATACAATTCATTTTATATCTTATACAACAGTTAATGAATCAACTATAAGAATAAATGAAACATTTTCTGGAAGAGGAGATCAAATCATTAGTGATATTTTCAAGCAAGCTAATGGAAACTTTTCTGCAGCGCCATTACGAATAGAATCAAAATGTGAAAATAAAGGAAGATACGTTGTTCCAAATATTACAGCTAGAACAGCTTTAAATAATGTATTAAATGCTTCTTTTGATACTGAAAAAACACCTATGTGTTTATACCAAAGAGTATGCGATGAGGGTGGAACAAGATTAGCTTCGTTAGATTTTATGGATAATAATAAATTTTATAGAGTAGAATATTCCGGTATAAATGAATATCACGATACTTTTGAATTAAGAGCTGCTAATGCCGGTGCAAGCAATGATAGTGATGGATTAAATAGTATGGAAACTGTAGGAACGGTTGCAAAATTTACAATAGAAGAACATCATAAAGATTTTATCAGCAAGCTTGGTTCTGGATATTACGGTCATAAAGTTCAACATATACAATTAGATAAAACAGCAACCGAAGATTTTCCACCACAAGAAGCAACTGAAATTCCATTAACAGTACATAAATTGCCTGAGAAAATGTATGATAATAATGTTGTATCTATATTTGGTCTTGCATGTACACCTGAAGGCATAGCTATAAACAATATTAAAAAGAAAGTATTTAATACAAGAATTAAAGCAGAAGATGTTATCGCAATACCTGGACTTGGTTGTGGATTCTGTATTAAAATAGCAAGTGGAGAGAGTAATCTTAATTATTCTAAAATGGATAGTAATTATATTATTTCTGATATACATCATAAATTTAATATGAATGATGGTGAATTTACATACCTACAAGATATAGGTTTAATAAGGGACGAATAATGATTTTTGGAATAGTAAAAAGTGTATCAGATCCTGAAAAACTTGGAAGAGTTAAAGTAAAGATATATGATCTACACGATAATATAAAAACAGAAGATCTTCCATGGTCACAAGTTTTAATGCCTGCTTCTACACCAGCTATAAATGGTACAGGTCAATCTGTAAATTTAGCTGTAGGTTCATTAGTATGCGGTGTATTTTTAGATGCAATGATGCAAGACTATATGGTCATGGGGTCTCTTCCTACAAAGACTGATTTTACAACAGATGATAATACTGATATTGGTGGTTCGGAAGCAGAAACAACAAGTGAACCAGATAATAATACAAGAGTAAGAGCTGAGGTTGATCCAACTGCAGATGATATTAAAGGTACATATGAACCAGCTAGTGCATATGCTCCAGTCTATCCATATAATAATGTATATGAAACAGAGAGTGGACATGTTAAAGAGTATGATGATACTCCTGGGTACGAGCGTATAAAAGAGAGACATAAGAGCGGTACTCAATATGAGATACAACCTAATGGTTCAAAGATAGAAAAAATTGTAAGAGATAATTATCAATTAGTAGTGGGTCATGACACACTTGAAGTTAGAGGTAATGTTAAAATTATTGTGAGTGGTGATGCTAACGTAGCAGTAGCTAAAAACTTAACTGCTCAGGTTGGTCAGGATATGACTACTATAGTTGGCGGCAATATGATAACAACTGTTGATGGTAATGCAGACTTACTTGTTAAAGGTGATATAGATGGTGAGGTAAGAGGTAGTATATTATTTGATGTTGGTGAAGGTAAACCTGAACATGTCATTCATAAAGACGGCCTTGAAGTGCATCATCATGATTTAGATGGTTATACAAAACACCAAGCTATTACACAATGGTTTCCTCCAGTAAAGACAGATACATTTACATTAACGTATAGAAATATGAGAACAGTTAAAGAGATGACAACAGAAGAACAAGCACCGTATGCTAGTGCACTTGCTAGCTTTGCAGATTATGATGCAAGCAAAGTAGCATTAGTTAATGGTATGTGGACATATCCGAATAAAACATCTTATACCGCCGAGTATGGCGTTATTGAGTTACATACTGAAGGCAAATTAAAAGCTGTTATTGGTGGTGAAACAGATATTACAGCATTGCAAAGCGCTAAAGTGACTGCCTTAGATAATATTACTATAGCTGCTACAGGAGATGAGAGCATTATTGATATAAACAGCATAGGTACTTCAAGTAAAATTGATATAAATTCTGCAGGTACTCTTGAATTATTTTCAACTGGCACAGCAGATATAGAGAGCACCGGTGATATGACATTAAAGTCGACTAATATAAAATTAGATGGTAATGTTGTTGTGACTGGTACAACTAAGACTAGTAATACACAATTAATTGATGGACACACACATACACAACCTGACACTGCTGCAACTGCAACATCACAAGGAAATACTGGCGCATTAAGTTAATAAAGGTATAAATAAGATATATGGCAACGATAGCACGACAAGAAACGTATAGAGATTTAGATTTTACTTTTAAGCAAAATCCTAATACCAATGACGTTGGAATAAAGAAGGATAATGCATCCATAGTACAAAGTGTTCTTAATATACTTCGTACAAATCACGGTGAACGTCCATTTAAATATAACTTTGGTGCAAATCTTAGACAGTATTTATTTGAAAATATGACAAATATTACAGCTGCTAATATGTCTACTTCTATTAATCTTGCCTTGCAAAATTATGAGCCAAGAATAGAAATACTGAATACAAATATTCAAGCAAGACCGGATGAAAACGAAGTAAGAATAACAGTAACCGGTAGAGTGTTATCAAGTAATGAAATACTAGATATCTCTACTACAATAGAGAGATTACGATAATGGCAATAGAACGCAGAATTAACTCAAGTGAATTAGACTTTGATCAGATCAAAACAAATCTAGTCGCACATATGAAGGCAACCGATACGACCTTTAATGACTATAACTTCGAAGGATCTGCGATGAGCACTATCATTGATGTGTTAGCATATATAACCCACATCAATTCAATGAATGCAAACTTTGCACTAAATGAAACCTTCCTTGATACATCTCAATTAAGAGCTTCGGTTGTATCACATGCTAAACTATTGGGTTATACTCCAAGATCTATTTCTCCATCAGTTGCTTATGTTGACATGGTAATGGCAAAAGGAACTGCTACACCTTTCTGGAATCACGACGGAAATAATACACCACTTCCGTTAACTATGCTGAGAGGCACAAAGTTCTCTACAACTATTGATGGTAAAACATTTCCAATGTTTGCTTCTGATACTACAACGATTAACTATGATGCAACCCTTGGTTGGAAGTTCTCTAATATTAAAATAGAGCAAGGCACATTATCAAGTATTAATTATACATACGCAAATAATACATTCGAATCATATGTTATTCCTGCAACAAATGTAAACACTGCTTCAATTAAAGTTACAGTTACAGATTCAGGTTCTACATCTGCTGCAAAGGTTTATGCTAAAAATACAAACATGGTTACATTAGATGGCACATCAGAAGCATACTTCTTAGAAGAAGGAAGAGATGGATTCTATGAAATTAAATTTGGTGATAACATTATTGGTAGGAGACCAGGCAATGGTAATACAATCACAATAGAATATGCTACAATACCATCAGGCACCGATGTAAATGGAGCTACAGTATTTACTATGACAGATTCATTGAATGGTAATACTGATGAGACTATCACACTCGTGACTAAAGCTACTGGCGGTGCAGCAAGAGAAAGTAAACAAGCAATTAAGTTTAATGCACCTCTTTCTCATATATCACAAAACAGAGCTGTCACACCTGATGATTATAAAACAATTATTAAAAACGAATTTGCTGATGTTGAAGCTGTTTCTGTATGGGGCGGAGAAGATAATGATGTACCAGATTATGGTAAAGTATATATTAGTATTAAACCTTTATCAGCTGAAACATTAACTGAAGCACAAAAGACAACAATTAAAACAAATATTCTTAAACCAAAAAATGTTGTAAGTATCACTCCAGTGCTTGTTGATCCTGATTATACATATATTGATTTAGAAGTTTTCTTTAAATTTAATCCTAATAAAGCTACAGTAACTGCGGCTGGTTTGGCAACATCTATAAGGAACACGCTTGTGACATATAATAACAATACACTTAAGGACTTTAATGGAGTCTATAGAGATTCAAATGTTGGTAAACTTATTGATGATACTAATGTTGCTATCATATCTAACATCACTCGTGTAACAATGCAAAAGAAAATTGTACCAGTTCTTGGAGAGGCAACTAAATATACACTTAAGTTTAATCAAGCATTAACTGATTTAGATGCTACTACAGGAACTACGGGTTCTTATGTGACATCAACCACATTTACATTTAATAGTGTTGAATGTCTACTAAAAGATTTTTATGATAGCTCAAGTGATACACGAATTATTCAAATTG